GACATCGAAACCGTGATCAGTCTTGCCCCACAGGTCAAACTGAAGCTTCTTGTCGTGTGCGGGAGATCCCTTAAATGTCTCATAAGGTCCCTCCTCTTTTGCGAGCAGACACGACTCTTCGAGAGCCGCAAAATATATGATGGAGAAGATTTCCTTGTTAATCTCACGAGCCGAGACAGAATCGAACGAAAGACCGAGCATCATGAAAACATCAGCGAGACCTTGGACCCCAATACCGATAGGGCGGTGACGCATGTTCGACTTGCGAGCCGCCTCGTTTGGATAATAATTCTTGTCGATTACCCGGTTCAGGTTACGCGTAATGACTCGAGTCACTTGGGCGAGTTTTTGACAGTCAAATTCACGACCCGTCACAAATGAAGGCAGGCAGATGCTCGCCAGGTTGCACACAGCCGTCTCATCTGGACCACTGACTTCCATAATTTCGGTACAAAGATTGCTCGACTTGACGACGCCGATATTCTTCTGGTTTGACTTTTCATTGGCGGCATCCTTGTAGCACATGTAGGGGGTTCCAGTCTCCACCTGGCTCTTCAGGATTGCGTCCCAAACTGTGCGCGCCTTGACTTGTCGCTTGAAACGCCCCTGTGCCACGTACATACGGTACAATTCGTTAAAAGCCTCGCCGTACACATCAGGCAGTCCAGGGGATTCGCTTGGGCACATCAGATACCAATCCTCGTCCTTTTCAACCTTTTGCATGAAGAGGTCGGGGATCCACATCGCCGTGAAAAGGTCTCGGCAGCGCATCTCATCGTCCCCCTGATTCAAACGCAACTCCAGAAACTCCATAATGTCAGAGTGCCAAGGCTCGAGGTAGATTGCAAAGGATCCCTTTCGCTTCCCGCCACCCTGATTCACATACCGGGCTGTGTTGTTGAACACACGAAGCATGGGCACGATCCCGTCAGCTACGCCATTCGTCCCCTTGATTGGTGAACCGTTCGCTCGGATGTTCGAGCAGTGAATTCCGATACCACCAGACCACTTGGAAATTTGAGCGCACTCCTTGAGCGTGTCGTAGATGCCCTCAATCGAGTCATCCTTCATGGCTACTAGGAAACAGCTTGACATCTGTGGGCGAGGCGTCCCCGCGTTGAAGAGAGTCGGGGTCGCGTGCGTGAAGAACTTTTGGCTCATCAGGTCATACGTCTCCCGGGCACGGGTGGAGTCGAGTCCGTGTATACCGATGGACACGCGCATGAAAAGGTATTGAGGAGTTTCATTGGTGTTCAGGTAGCCCTTTTGGAGGGTCTTGATTCCGAAATATCCAAAGAGGTAATCACGTTCGGGAACAATCCACGAGTCGACGTCGGCTGGGACGCTCTGACAATACTCGGCTGATACGATACCCTTGGTGTACAGGAAATCAGTACAATCCTGGAAAGACTTTGGGCACGTCTTCTGAAGGTTTGAAACGGTCACGCGCATCGCCAGAGTCTCGTAGTCAGGGTTCTCAGTGATCATACCGATTGCCACCTCGGCTGTGAGGTTATCAATCTCACTCGTAGAGATGCCGTCGTACATGCTCGTGAAAACCTTCTGAGCCACCTTGTCTGGTTGGACATTCAAAGGTGTGAATTCTGGTGCTTGATTTAGTTTTGAAATTCTCTGAGTAACTTTGTCAAATAGCATCTCGACATTATCACCAGAACGCTTGACAACCTTCATTGTAATTTTCACGTTTGTTTTTTTTATGTGCATATGTAAATGGAGACTTATGCTCTCAAGCCAATCCGTCTTTCGGTCGGAACGCCCCTGGGTGATGCATTCTTTTCAGAGTTTAACCGAGGGGGAATCCACTCGAACATTATTTCGAGCATCAAGGCGAAGACTGGGCTGTCTATTTCCAAGCAAAATGATACTGACCTCCAAGCTCTGATGCGTGTGGTTTACACAGATCTCGTCAGAGATCCAAGCACAAATGTGCGTCAGCAAGTTTCCGCTATGAATGCCGAGGTTGTGAAGCGCGCACTTCCCACAATCTCAACTGGTTTGCTGCAACAGGCCGTCTATCTGCGTGATATTAGCTCAAACCCAGTACCTATGGCTGCACCCACCAACACAAGTACATATGGTAACAAGCTTCCAACAAATTTTAAATTTGGTATATTCTAGGAATGGCGTTCTTTGATGTTATTGTGATTTGCATCGCCTCGTGTGTGGCGCAGTGGATCGTACAGTGCATAGCATGGGTTTCACAGATGGGAGCATGCGCAAACAAGCCAGTAGGTGAAGAACTGGCAAAGTGTGGGTGGATTTTTAACGGAATTTCAGGAACTATTAATTGTATAATTTGCATATATGCCGTGTACCGTATGATGCAGGCGATGAAGAATAATGTTTAAACTTAGTAGAGATGCGCGCACTTGATGACATCATCATAGGTTTTCTCATATTTTTTATAATTGAACGCAGTATCAGTCTATTCAGCAACGCAATCATAGAACCATGGGTGGAGAAACGAACTGAAAATCCCAATGTGGTTGAAAACTGGAAGATTGGTACAGAAATTGGGTTTCTGCTTTTTGCTGTGTTAATTGTATTCAAGTTTCGAGGGGTTCTTCAGAAGCTGGACACCAGATAGAGAGTCAACGCATAAAATCATTAATGAATAGGTTTCGTGATGAAACTGCTACGATGTGCAAACAGAAAGGGTGGGACAAAGCGCACGTCAGTGTCGTCTGGATGTTGCTTAATGAAGAAATGGGAGAATTGGCATCTTCAATTAGACAAAGTCAGCGGATATACAAAAAGACCGGACTCAAAAAGGACAGGGGTACAGACGTTACTATGGAAATGGGGGATGTCTTCAGCTACCTCTTCCAGCTGGCTCATATGCTCAACGTCGACCTGGATCAGATGTGGGAACTTCACAGGCAGAAGATTAAAACAAAAACTTACAAAGAAAATGTAGCTACTTAATAATAGAATGGCATCGACTCTTATGATTGATGACCGTCTTCAGATTGACAAGTTCAATCCCACTACATGGACTGGTGATTTCGGAATCAACTCAAATGGATTCCGAAAGGACCTTTTTATGGATGGCTCATACGTTACCGGCATCGATGAGACCCCTATGCAGGTGAATGCAGTCATTCCAGTCATGAACAGTACGGACACAGCGGGAAATATGTACTTAAAGACCGCAGCACCCAGTGTTGCGCCTTATAACCCATTTCCTGCGCGCAAGTTTGAGTACTCGGACGGACGCGTGACGTGGCGCCGCCCCCAGCTCCCATGGAGTTGGGAAACTGGGTGCTCAGTCGGTGGGGCAGGCTCTTCAAAAGATATCAATCTTCTTTTGATTCTTTTGATTGCCGTAATTCTGTTTTATTTTTTTGGACGGATGAAGCTCAAGTAAATAGTTCCAAGTCTGACTTGTCCTCGTGGAGCGTGAAATAAGTTGCTGCGCAACTTGAACATAATTAAATTTTCACAACTTTCAAAGCCTCCACCTTGGGAAGTTTCTTGGCGAGTTCCTCCCGAGCAGCCAGAATGCGCTGTTCCAACATCGGACACGAGTGAGCCTCCGAACGGATGCACCCAGCGCAGCACTGCATCTTACAATCCCTGCACGTCAGAAACTTGTTCTTGTGTTTGCAAGGCATCGTCCTTAATATCATAGGAGATTTCTTCTCTAACCCACGGAGAAGGTAGTTCATCATCCCGAATCTCGCACAGACCGTGGGTCCGACCAATAACTATACGGTCCCACGCTTTTTGCATTGCTGGGAGGTTTGTAGCAAACCACTCACGATCCCTTTTGACTCGTACGATGACAAACTCCTGGGGTTTATCATCCACTTGAGGCTTGAATTGAATGAAATCACACTCCTCCAGATCCGTAATCTCCAGTTGGAGTTGAACTTGGGGCAGGTAATGTTTAGGAACTTTAGCCTCAATTTTACGGGTCAAAGGACACTTGATTTCTATGAGAAGACCATCCTCTGTGACTCCGTCAGGTGATGCGCCAAGCCATGGATATGTTCTGTGTTGTACGAGACCAATTTCGTGAGACTTGCGCCCTGTCATTTCATCGTACAAATCCCGTACAAAAGGCTCAAGGAGCGTCCCGTGTTGCGTGGCTGCATTTCCCGCCCATTTTGTTTTAAGCACTTTCTTTTTGATAAATGCATCAGTACTTTCATAATGGTTTTCACCAATTGCACTCGCAACATCACTCGCCGTAATCATATTATCACGCAGATCTAACCATTCCTGGGATCTTTGTTCTGCGTACTCAGCCGCGAGGAGTTCTCGCGCACGAATCAGTACTCGGTCCATTGACGGGAATCTTCTTATTCTTAAAACGTGGATCAGTCTTAAGTACAATCTCTGCAGCATTTTGCTCAGCTTGCTTTTTTGTTGTTGCGAAACCAGAACCACAATCCATCCCATCCACCACCACCGTGATGAAAAACTGCCCATTCACCTGACTCACGAGTCGGTAATCAGGCAGGGCGTACTTGAGCGCCTGACACCAACGCATAAGTTGATCCTTGTAGTTATCATCAACCAGTGATGTCTGAACCTTTGTGAATGAATTGAGGATGAAATTCTTGGCGTGAATCATCCCGAGGTCCAGGTAGATGGCTCCCACGACTGCCTCAAATGCATCCTCCATGATGTGTTCATTCGTGTTCCAGCCATTTCGCTCACCCTTTTCATCCATCAGAATAAGCTTATCAAGACCAAGCACTTTGGAAATTTCACAAAGAGTTTTACCACGGACCATCTTGGTTCGCGCCTTGGTAAGGAACCCCTCCTGTTCCTTTTCGTGAAGATCAAATAAGTGTTTTGTTATGATGAATCCAAGTACAGAATCACCCATAAATTCAAGAGTTTCATAAGAACCTGTAAGACCCGCGTACCGCTTCAACGCGCTTTTGTGAGTGAAAGCCCGTTGATACAGTTCCATATTTTTGATTTTTGTTCCGACGAGCGAATTTAGCATCTCACGCGACAAGCCGGGAATAGTTTCCATGTTTATGTTATATTACACACAAGGTTTAGTTTTAAGCCAAACGGATTCAGGCAGTCGTCGGCTTTGCCACCTTTGGGCGAACCTTCTTCTCCTTTGGGGCGGCAGCATCGGTTGAGGTTGCTGCCACGATTGGGGTGTCTGGAACCTTCTTGGCACGAGGCTTCTTCTCCATCTCCTCCTTGATGTAGTGCTTGCTCAGATAGTGCTGCAGGTTCAGGAACGTCAGCTGAACACCCTCTGGAACCTCCAGCAGAGACTTCAGCTTATCATCGAGGCTAATCTTCTGCCCCGCCTTCAGACCGTTCGTCTCAAAGTACTTGTTCATGTGGTTAGATACCTGGGAGCGAGAGATCATATCCTCGGGACCCAGGCTCAGGAAGGTGCGCAGAGCATCCGTCACCTTCTGGGGCTTATTGAAACCGTTGTTCTTGGTGCGAGCCTCCTGCTTCTCACCGGTAGGGTCCTCAATGTGCTGGCGAATCTTGCGAATCTCCTTGCGCACAGCCTTGAGCTCCTTCATCAGGGCGTCGAGAGTTACGGGGGCATCGGTGGTGGTAGCCATCTTATACTCTACACACGAGACAGGGCTTTAAGTGCTATTGCTGCGAGTAGAATCATGACCAAAATCACGAAACCTTTGAAAAAAATTTGCCAAACCTTCTCGTCTTCGGGCTGTGGGTTAAAAAACGGCGCAGACCCCTTTATTTCTGAAGGTTTGTCACTCTGTGGTAAATTCACATTGAAACCTGGAGGCAACGAGCCGCCCCCAGATGGACGAAAGTCTTCACCGAAAATTGGGTACGGACCGACATTTTGACAGGCGGGAATGCAGCACCCGAGATTGCATGGATACACCAGACCGTTCTGTCTGTTTATGTACCCACAAATTGAAGTTGTTATATCCAGGGGATCGGTCAAACACTGACACCCTGAATTTACAAATTCTGCACTGCATGCGCTCATCTAACATTAAAGAATATTTTTGTTTATAATACAATGGAGTACGGAAAGCCCCAAAAACTTCCAGATGGTCGTTATTTTTTGAAGATTAATGGATCTCGTCATCAGGTGAATGGCGTGATTCTACAAGACTTGCTGACATCCAAGTCAGTCAACTTCAAGATTGATGACTCTAAATTGTTTGCTACTATTGATAACGAGCTACTCTCTCAGGCGAAGGAGTCTCGGGTTGAGTGGTTCGGCAAGGAGCTCAGTGACGAGACGATCGCCAACGCCTTCCAGGAGAGCGTCACGGACGGCGTCCTCAGTGCATCACTGGCAACCGTCAAGGGTGAGGTGGTCACCATGGCTTTCGACACCCAGAAGAACTCGGTCGATCTCCAGGAGGTTGCGACAGGTTCAAAGTGCGATGTACTTCTTGAGCTCTCAGGTCTGTGGTTCCTGAAAAAGTCCTTTGGTCCCATCTGGCGTGTGGTTCAGGTGCGCGTGCGCAGCGGTGCCGCGAAGCCGACTTTCCCCAAAGAGTACCTGTTCGCCGACGATGCCGAGGAGGAGGATGAGGACCCAGCTGACTACCTGGACTGAAAGACTTTGAGTCCAGCCAAAAAAATATCACCAACTTATAATAATGAATCGCAAGGGACTGGCAATCATGGTTCTGGCGGCAGTCATCCTCCTGCTTCTTTTTGCCCCCACTTGCCGCACCAGCTCATATGCATCAGCTCAGCCACTTGGCTTTAACACTATAAATGATGGCACCGCTCAGAATCAATCTAAAACCGGCATGGGTTCTCCCTACTCAGGAGGTGCGGCCGGCGGCAGCTCAGTGTCCTCTGCCAGCCTGATCCCCCGCGACGTGGTCGCCACCGAGGACTTTGGTCAGTTCAGCCCAGACAAGATCCTGGGTAACCAGAACTACCTGGACCCCCGCAGCCAGATCGGCTACCCAGAGACCATCGGCGGCGTCCTGCGCAACGCCAACCGCGACTTCCGCAGCGAGCCCCTGAACCCCCGCACCCCAGTCAGCATCTTCAACCTCAGCACCATTCCCCCAGATGTGATGCGCCCCAAGTTTGAGATTGAGCGCGAATATCAGTAAATTTCGAGAGGCTTAAAAAATAGACCATTTTAATTAGAAATGGACTTTAAAAATGCTACGACTGAGTGGATCTCTATAAAGACCCAGCTCGCCGCAGCTCGCAAAGATCTCTCAACGCTCAATCAGCGTGAAAAGGAGCTTCGCGAGTTTGTGACTAAACACATGGGGGAGAACAAAATTGACACCGTGAATGTCCAGGACAAAGTTAAGGTTAATTTCAAGCTTAAAACTGTCAAGGGTAGTATCACAAAAGACGTTATCAAGAGGGGTTTGACCACCTTTTTTAGTGGAAACGAGGTTCAGGTCGAGGGAGCTTTCAACGCCATCCAGGACGCAGTCGACGTCAAGGAAGTTGCGGGTGTTAACGTATCTGGTATCAGTAAGCTCCTGTCTTAGAGAGACTGAACGTAACTACAATAAGACGAAATGGGTATCAACGATTTT